CTATGAGTTGGGATACAATTAATCAAGCGACCACTAATGCAGAAGATGCAAAGGTGGTCAATGCAGAGAAAAGACAGGCCGCTGCTGAATTGGCTCAAGCGTACAATAAGTGCTTCTCAGGTGACATCGGGAAGCGCGTACTTGAGGACATGACGCGGAGGTTTATCTTCAATAACGACACCCCCTTTGGGGCTTCCAATGTTGATTACGAGGCTGCTTACCATAACGGTGAGTCGGGAGTTGTTAAATTTATTATCAACCAATTGCAAAAAGCTGAAATACTGTAAGGAATAATTATGATTGAAGAACAGGTCGCAGAAGACACAACAACAAGCGGAACCCTGTTAGATGCAAGTACGCCTGAGTTAAATGAAGGTGAATACTTTTTATCTGATGGTATCAAGGGTACAGGTGACACGCCCGACTGGTACAAAGGCGACAAGTATAAGTCTGTCGCAGAGCAAGCCAAAGCCTATACTGAACTAGAAAAGAAGTTTGGTGGTTTTACTGGCGCACCTAAAGATGGTTATTCAGGCCCAGAAGGTATTGAGTCTGATGATGCTTTATTACAAGAGCTAACTGAGTTTGCTGAGAAGACAGGCATGAGCCAAGATGCGTTTGGTGATGCGTGGGAATTGTTGTCAGCGCAGGGTGAAGCAGTAGAGCAAGTTACCCAGGAGCAAGAACTTGCACGCTTAGGTGAAAATGCTGGAGAGCGAATCAAGAATGTTGAGGGCTATCTGAAGAACAATTTAGATGCTGCTGACTACGATGTGGTTCGTGATCTAGTAACTGATGCCAAGTCTATTGAGTTGGTAGAGTATTTGGTTCGTGCTACTGCACCTACTAAGCTACCGATTGATGGTGGTCACCACCCTACTGGAATGACCTGGGGTGATATTGAAACCCAGATGTTTATGAAGAACGAGAATGGACAACTCCTCCGTAGCATTGATGCTAACCATGAAGCCAAAATCCAGAAGATGATGCAGGAATTTGGTGGCGACAAGGCTCATACCCGTACCTTTGGCGGTTGAGTTTATGGGGTGAAAGGTGTATAATCGGCACACTGGACACCCCTTTCTATTAAGGCCCAGTAAATTTAGGTTGAATGCTGACCAAGTTTACTCGGGTACTCAGCTAAAACCTTGAAAAACTATTTTATTATTTATTACTCTTTTTCGAGGAAATCACTATGAGTAAAGTATTATCATCCGTAGCGGTAACGGAGTTTGACAGTCTTGTTAAGCACGCATACCAAAACGCTGGCCTTTTGAAAGGCGCTGTAACTGTACGAAACAACGTAGTAGGTGACACCTACAAATTCCGTAACATGGGTAAGGGTCTGGCTAACCAGAAGTCTACTTCTGATCTAGTAACTCCTATGGACATTTCTCACGCCTTCGCAACTGCAACTCTGCAAAACTGGAATGCTCCAGAATACACAGATATGTTTGATGCTGCCACTGTAAACTTTGACGAGAAACAAGAACTTGCAAGCACTATCGCAAGCGCTCTTGGTCGTCGTTGTGACCAGTTGGTTATTGACGCAATGGACGCAGAAACTACTTACGCTGGCACTGTAGTTGAGGGTGGAACTAACCTAACTACTGAGAAAGTAATTGAAGCTCAAGTTGCTCTCCGTGCTCAAGGCGTTCCTAACTCTAACCTGTATGCTGCTATTCAAGCTCAAGGTTTGGGCGGTCTGCTTAACCAAGAAGAAATCACTTCTATTGATTACAACAATGTTAAAGCTCTGGTCAACGGTGACGTTGATACCTTTGGTGGCTTTAAGTTTGTAGTTGTTGAAGATCGTGTTGAAGGTGGTTTGACTGAAGCAGCTAACATCGTTGATTCATACTTCTTCTCTCAAGACTCTGTTGGTCTTGCAATCGGTATCGACATTAAGACTGACGTTGATTGGATTGCTGATCGCACTTCTTGGTTGTGTAACGGTATGCTGAAGGCTGGTGCTGTATCTCGTGACGGTCTTGGTATCGTTAAAGTTCAATACGACAAAACTGCATAAGGAATATTATCATGGCTTTTGCTCGATCAGGTTTATCCCGCGTAGGCGGATCAGGTGGCGGTTCTTTGTGGCTATATGCTACTACTGAGGCTGTCGGTACTGTGCTAGGCGCTAACTTCTTTCTTCCTGCTAAGGACGAAATTAATGTTGGTGACGTTATGCTTGTAGTAGACACTAATGCTGTAGACACTACTGTTTCATTCTGTAAGGCTAATAACGGTAGCACTACTGTTACTATGGCTTCAGGAACAGCAGTTGGTGACAGTTAAGTAGTAAAACTGAATGGGGCTGCTACGGTGGCCCCTTTCTTTACAAATAAAGGTTTATTATGGCAAGCAAGATACAGCTAGTTTCTAATGCTCTTATTCTTATTGGCGACCTGCCTATAGTATCTTTATCAGGTAACTCTCGCGCAGCAACTGTAGCCAATGCTCTGTACGATAATATTGTACAAAACGAATTATCCAAATTTCGTTGGGGTTTTGCTCGCAAAGAAACTCAATTATCTTTGACTACTGAAGTTCCTATTGGCACTGAATGGTCGTCTATTTATCAACTTCCTGCTGATGCGCTGACGCTTATTAAGTTAAGCCCTAGCATTAACTACCAAATTCTTGGCGACAAAGTTTACTGTAACTATAGTGGTTCGCTTTATTGCGATTACATCGCTAATGTTCCAGAAGCCGAATGGCCCGTATATTTTTCTAAAATGATTGAATATGCCTTAGCTATGGACTTTGCTCCTTCTATTCGTGACAGTGCCTCTTCTATGCAATTGCTGGCTAACCAGTATTTAAATGCTAGTCGTATGGCTCGCTTCACTGATTCATCGCAACACCCGCAAGTAGCTATCCAGGATCGTCCATTTATTAACGTGAGGTTCTAATGTCTTTTGATTTTAATAACTTTAGCCGACATGGTGGTAGCACTACAGCTCCATCTTGGTGGACTTACCACACGACTGACGCATGGGATGACATTCTTCCTGATAACTATTTTGGTGAGGCGTTTGGGTCTTTGAACGTAAATGACTTTATTCTTGTAAGGTCTATTGCTAACACCTTTATGTTGCGTGTAACTGCTGTTTCTCAGGATACAGTTGCAATGGTAAGAGACACGATGACTGCTCCTAATATTGGTAGTGGAATCTTTACTGCCAGCGTTACCCAGACTGCTACTGACCCAGATACTGCCTATCAAGTTCCTTGGGACTTGGCTGTTGAGAATGGTTCAATTAAGCGTAATGTTTCAGATAACACCAAGATTGAGTTTACTGAGGCCGGTACTTATTTGATTGCAGGCAACTTACAGCTTAAATCTTCTTCAGCATCCGCGAAGACGTTTTATTTTTTCCCAACTATTAATGGGTTAAGTGATTCAAAGTCGGTTCGATCAGGACTTAAAGATAACAATGTCGTGGGTACTCTTGGAGTATCTGCTGCTTTAGAATTAAATGCTGGTGATTACATTCAAGCAAACTGGGCAGTTAGTGATGTTAATGGTTGGCTAGATGCTACTGCTGCAACTTCATTTGCTCCCAGCTCTTACGCTGCACAAATTTCTATTATAAGGGTCTAACATGCCTAAGTCGCAATACATGCAATCTAATTTTGCTAGTGGAGAACTTTCGCCTTTACTTTATGGCCGTACCGATCTCGACCAATACTACACTGGCGCTCAACAAGCTGAAAATGTTCTTGTAGTCCCTCAAGGCGGGCTTAAGCGAAGACCTGGAAACGAGTCTCTAGGTAAAGCGGTAAGTGGCGGAGATCGCTCTACAGTAATCCCTACAATGCCTAGCGGTGGCGATAGGACTGTAATTAATGATGGCGACCCTCTTACTACAACGCAAACAGATGTTATCGAGACAAGCGAAGCTGTTATTGCCCAATATGATTTAGGGACTGAGAGGCCAGAAGTTGTTTTTATAGACATCTTAAATGCTCGCTGGGTTCCTCTCGGAACGTTGAACTTTGTTTATGGCTCTGATCTTTCAATTCAATATTCGCAAGGAGGCGTTAGCTGGGATACCTTGGCCGTTATTAATGAGGAAGTCTTTTACAGTAATAGCAGTGCAGGCAAAAATTTTAGAGTTTATAGTGGTGTAAAGGCTCGTTATTGGCGCATATATAAAGCTGCTGGCCCTTATGTTAATCGGTTTGAATTAGGTGAATTTAACGTAGGATTTACTACAATAACTTCTGGCGCAGCCACTATAACAAGTTGGGTTGCTAATCCTAAATTAACTGAGTTTAACGTATCGGATACAAATAAATACGCTCTTTCTTTTACTAAAGAAAACCTTAGAATTTATAGAGTTAAACACATCTCTACTGATAACTTCGGGGACTCTTCAGTTGTAGAAACTGAAACAATTATTGACATTAAAACCCCTTATGGCTTTACCTCTTCTTTTTTACAAGAGTGGCCACAGGTAAGAATTGCATCAACAGAAAATGTAATGTTGTTATTCCATGAAAATTATCCAGTTAAAAGATTAACTAGACTTTCAGAAAATGACTGGCAACTTGATGATGCCCCATTATTTAATATTCCTCAGTATGATTATGATGATAGGTCTAGTCCTACTATTGTTTCTGCAATTCAAACGCTAACCTTTACTGACTTTGATGTTGGTGAAAATTATCAGGTTTCTGTTAACGGTGTAATAAGTAAAGATATTGTATTTGCTGGAGACTCTACTTCGGCAGAGCAACTTTCTACTGCGGCTAATTTGCAGAAAAACTTACAGGATATGCCGACCTTTGGATTTTCAGGTATAAGCGTAGCAAGAACTGGGACATTAGAATACACAGTTACAATGGCTGAAGACTCAGCAGGGGAATATAAGTTATTTGTAGGGTTTTCTACTAGCGGGGATGCTGACGCTTCTATAGCTTGCAGCATTACGCAGCAAGGAGCTTCTCGATCTGAAGATGTATGGTCTGCTCAAAGAGGATACCCAAAAACGGGTGTTTTTTATCAGGGTCGATTATGGATAGGCTCAACAAAATCTAGGCTGCAAAGTTTGTTTGCAAGCAGGCCTGGTGCTTTCTTTGATTTCTTTTCTAAGAGAGGTGAAGACGACGAAGGTCTTGCTGTAACTATTGACTCTAAATCCTCTACTCGTATTATTGATCTTAACCCAGACAGAGGGCTGCAAATATTTACATCTGGAGCTGAATTTATTTTGGAAGGCAGTACACCGTCTAACATAGCAATAAAAGCTCAGACACAGTATGGTTCAGCAGACATAGAGCCTGTTTCAACCGATGGAGCTACTTTGTTTTTAGACTCCAATAACAAAACATTGCGTCAATATTTGTATAACTTTAATGAAGATGCCTATACTTCTAATGACTTATCGGTTCTTTCTTCTCATTTGCTGAAAAGCCCTGTAGATTTTTGCATGTTAAATGGATCAATTACTGAAGATTCTAACTGGTTATTTGTTGTTAATGCGGATGGCAGTGCTGCTGTCTTAAATACATTAAGGTCGCAAGATATTAATGGCTGGACAAAATTTATTCATGCTGATGGAGCAATAAGAAATTGCACTGCTGTAGGTGATTATATTCTTACATCAGTTGAGCGTGATGGCGTTACTTATATTGAACAGTGGGATTTTGAAAGAATGCTAGACTCTTCTGTTAAAGTAGAAGGTACTTTGTCAGATGGCGTTATTAATGGGCTTAGCCATTTAGAAGGTAAGACCGTTACAGTTATTAAAGAAGAAAGATACGATCCGTCAAACCCGCTTACACCTGGGCCAAGCTCTAGAACTCACTTGCCAAGCAGGGTAGTTTCAGCCGGAAAAATTACATTAACACCATCAGAAATGGGCAAGCACTATGAGGTAGGTTTGCCATTTAATGTTGCTGTTAAAACCATGGCTATTAATACAAATTCTGGAACTAGAAGTGGCCAGAATGTTATGCACGAAAAGAAAATTATCCGCATGAATGTAAGGTTCTATGAGTCTTCTTCAGTCTATATTGATGGAAACCCTGTTCCTATTAGGCATATGGGGCCAGAAGAAACAAACAGTTTAAATGTTCTTATTACGCCAGTTTCAGGTATAGTACAGGATAATAATGGCGGTCAAGGCTGGGATGTAGATGTATCTCCTTTAATAACTAGCCCGCTGTCCATGCCATTCCAGATACAAGCAATTGAGTATGAGGTTGAGTCTTCGTGAATGATGTTGTAACGCAAGATAGTATTTACCAATTACAAGAAATAATGAAGGATTTTCCACAAGCGCCCGTAGTAACAAGGCATCACTTTTCTGACGGAATGTATGCAAGAGAAATGATAATGCCTGCGGGCTGTATTGTTGTAGGAGCTTTACATAAAACCAAGCACTTGTTTAGTCTAGTATCTGGCCAGTGTGAAGTATCTAGCGTTTACGAGAGAGAGAATATTACAGCTCCGTACTTGGGCGAAACAGTCCCAGGAACTAAGCGTGTTATATATAGCGAAACAGGGTGTACTTGGGTCACATATCATCCTACACACTTAACAAATATTGATGAAATAGAAGCAGCTCTAGTAGAGCAAGAGGTTATTTAAATGAGTTTTGCAATAACGGCATTAGTATTAGCGGGAGTAGGTACAGGCTTATCGGTTCACGCGCAATTAACTGCGGGTAAGCAACAAGAAGCAGACATGGAGAGAGCTGCTGAAGCAGAGCGTGTAGCCGCTGAAGGTGAAGAACTACAACGCCAACAAAAGCTAAATCGTGCGCTTGCTGCTAATGCTGTAGGATTAGGTATGTCTGGCATTACAGCCGAAGGCACTCCTGCTAGTATTGCTTTGGCGAGCGCTGAAGACATTAGCCTAAGTGAAGGCTCAATGAGACTATCTAGCAGACTTAAGCAGGCACAAATGGTACGCGCAGGCCGAAATGCTCGATCAGCATCAAAATTGTCAGCAGCGGGGTCATTGCTTCAAGGCGCTTCTCAAATATCTGGCGGTTTAGGCGGTAGTGGCGCTGGCGGAACCACTGAAGCAACTGGAACTTACTCATCTGATTGGAACTATAATGGCTAAACAACAAAGAATTGGTGTCTATGGGTCGGGTATTAAGCCTACTGGTATAGATAGTGGTGCAGCAGGCAAGATGCGAGCACTGGCTGGTCTAGGGCAGGTTATGAGCGATGTAGGCATAGCTATAGCTAAACCTATAATTGTTACTAAAAGGGCTGAGGAAGGCGCACAGGCTGCTGAGGAGGCATTTAAGACTGGCGGTGAAGTAAAACAGTTAAGTGCCGCTAAGTGGGGGGCTTCTCAATTTAGGTCTGCTGCCGAACAAAAGACTGCTGAGCTTAGGTCTGCTGCCGAACAAAAGACTGCTGAGCTAACAAGAAATGCTGAAAAGATTTACAGGTCTGAACTTAGCACAGAGTCTGCACAGACAATGGCTGGGTTTGCTGAGCAATTTAAAGATAATCCTGTAGGCTTTAATGATGCTGTTGAAAATTATATAAAAGGAACTGTGTCTGCCATTACTGATCCAGTTTTAGCTGCTGACATAAATGACAGGCTAACTAGAACTGCGCTTTCAACAGGGCAAAAGATTCAATCTGCATTTGAAGTAAAGCAGGCTAATAAAGGGATTGTTACTTTAGGTAACAACATAAGCAGCAAGACTAGACAGGCCAACAGACTTGCGCGAGAAGGCAATGCTGATGGTGCTGCCGCTATACTTGAGGATATTTCTGCTGATCAAGACTCGCTTGCAGACCTTAGCCCAAAGTTTAAAGCACAGTTACAAGACGAAAAAAGAAAAGTTAAGAACGGCCTCTACGAAAATAAAATAAGTGGCGAGTTAGATGCAATTGCTGACGATCCAGAGCAAGGTATATCTGCTGCTTACGCTAAGTTAGATGAGCTACAGGGCAAGGTTCCAAAAGGTTACGATCCTGCTGAGTGGGATGCTTTTATACAAACTGCTCAAACAGACTTAGGGCGTACAAATTCTCGCGTACAATCTGCTGCTGCTGCTGCCACAAAACAAGCAGAGAAAGATGCTAGCAATTATGTATCCTCTGTAAGTGCAGGGTTTGTAGTTAGCGAAGAAGAAACTGCCGCTGTTATGGCTGGAGTAGCGGGCACTAAGTATGAGGATGCAGTAGTTAAGGCCCAAGAAATTGCACAATACTCATTGGCTACCTCAGCAGAAAGAGCAGAGCTAAGAGCTGGAGCAGAGGCTTTAGGTTTAGATGGCATTGATATGCTTGCAGCCATGCAGAAGCAAGAAGACTTTATTAACCAAGCTGTACAAGCAGATGCTTATGGTTTTGCTGTTAGGCAGGGTATTGTTGAAGAAGTTAATTTTGATCCTTTGTTGTTACAGGATGATATTGACACTCCTGTTGATGAGTATGCAGCAAACCAAGCTAATTTCCAAAAACGCATTGAGCAGTCAGCAGTTTTATCAGAGCAGTATGGTTACACAGTATCTCCATTGTCTGCACCTGAAGCAAGAATACTTACTAATGCTTTACCTGGATTAATAAGATCACAGAAAATTGCTGTAGCTAAATTATTTAAAGATGCTCCTGGAGTATGGGGTCAAATTGCTGGTAAAGGCGAGGGGTCTTATGCTCAATTGTCTGCTCTTGGTAATGATAATGTTATGAATGTAGCGTTTGATGGTCAAGATAGAATTAAGGCAGGAACTGTTAAAGCAATAAAAATTGATGATTTTAGAAAAGACTTTGTTGAAGAAACGGGAAATGTTTTTGGCCCAGATGATTCTGCATCTGCAATGCAGGCAGCAGTAGATTACTACTATGGATCGGTAGAATTAGGATCGGATGTTTATGACTCAGGAAAGTTTAGGCAAGCTGTACAAGCTGTAACAGGTGGAATTAAAAAAGTTCGTGGCGTTAAAACACAGCTTCCAGAAGGTGTAGATGCTTCTCAGCTTGAAGAATACTTTAATAACATGACCCAAGAACAGTACGCTAAGGCAGGCGGTGTAAACGTTTTTTATAATGAGGTTCAGTTTGAAGGCGGTGGATTATCTGGCGATAATGTAATCACAGTTCAAAAGAATAAAGCTCTTGACGCTGTTCATCAAGGGACAATTAAAGCAGTTCCAGGGCAGGGTAAATACATTATTATTGATCCGCAAACTAACATGTTTATTCCTGGGCCAGATGGAATATCTCCATTTGAGTTTACTGTTAGTTCAGCAGATATTAGTGCTATGAAAGCCGAGCGTAACGCTAGAATTAACAGATTTGCGCGCTCTCCAGTATCAGGTGCAGGCGTACCTATTATGGACATTCAGCCTTAAAGGAAATAATTAATGCCTTTATTATCAAATAAAGATTATTACAACCAGATGAGCGGCATGACTGCTAACACTTTTGAGCCTGATCCTACATTTGGTGAGGTGCTAGGCGCTGCCTTTAGTTTTACTCGTGATGAGGGTTTATCTACATCGAGTCTAATGAACAACGAAGGATATGCTATTCGTCGAGAGCAAATGAGAAACCTCAAGGATGAGGGTTTTGATGTAACGCCATATATAGATGATACTGGAGCTGTAAATTATGACAACCTATCAGAAGCTACTGGTTTGGTTAAGTCTGACTTGCAGATATACACTGAGCGCAATGAGCTGTTAGAAAAACGTAGAAATGAAAGCCAAGATGTAATGGATAGAGGCAATGGGTTTGCACAGTTTTTAGGTATGACTGGCGCTTACATGACAGACCCTGTGAACGTAGCATCACTTCCATTTGGCGGTGTTGGCACTGCTGTTAAGGGTATGAGTGTGCTGTCTAGAGCATTGATTGGAGCGCGTAATGCGTCTGCTGTTGCCATTGCTAGTGAGGCAGCTATTCAGCCCCTAGTGTATAAGCACAAGCACGACATCGGCTCTCCATATGAGGTTAGTGATGCTATTCAGGCTATCGCGTTTACTGCTATTGGTGCAGGCGTACTAGGTGGTGCGGCTGGTGGCATATCAGGCTATCTAGCTAAGACGGCAGAAGCTGCTGCTCCTGTGTTTAGACCTGTATTCCCGCAAGCTCCACTGGCATACAAGCCTGCAATGGTTGGTGGAAAACCTGCTGGCGCACAGACCCTAGAAAACATTGCTAAGGTTAAGGAAGAGCTAGTTGTTCAGGCAAAGGCAAAGTTGATTGGCCCTGCTGGTCAAAAGCTAACTCGCGGTGAAGAGAAGAAACTTAGGGGTGAGTTGAGAAGTTTTAAGTTTGACCTAGAAAAAGCCAAGAAGCCACCAACTAAAGTCAAAGCGCTGAAAGATGAGCCAGCTCGTGTAGCAAAGCAAAAGGTTCAGAGGGCAGAAGTCAGAAGGCTTGAAGAAAACATTGCTAGAACCCAAAAGCTGCTAGATGATTCTCAAGCCACTAGAGAGTACAACAAGGCCATTATACGTCTTGATGAAGGTAAGTTACCGCCTGAGCTACAAAAGCAGTTAGACGACTATATCAACACGCCTAGCACCCCTGAGACTCAATCTGTGTTCCTGCTGTCACGTATGGCAGAAAACATGAGACTGCAAAAAGGATTTAGAGCTACAGAACTTGCTCTTCAAAGTTATGCAAAATACAGCGGTAAATTAGGTGATAGTTTAGATGAGGCAAAAGACGCTGCTATTAAATCTCTTGATGATGAGATAGCAAAGACCGATGCAAGTAACACTATTAAAATAGATGATTTAAACAGAGTAAGAGGTCGTTTGGCTGACGCAACTATTGTTGATCGTGAGAGTATTGACGCTGTATTTCAGCAGTTGGCAAAAGAAAACATTGAGCTTGATGTAGCAATGCTTAGAGCTAATGAAGAATTTAGGGTTCGTATGGATGCTCCTACCTTGCGATACGACGACTACGTTGGCCCTCAGAGACCAAAAGACTCAAAGGCTAGTACAACGCCTATGCAACGTCAGGAACTTGATGACAATGGCTTAGGTGAGGTTTATGACACAGACATGGCACTGTATAATCAACTTGAAACAAAAATGGCTATTGTTGATGGCAAGCTAGTAGATGCCTCGGCAGTTATAAAAGAGCTTGATGATGAGCTTGATGGATTAGATTCTGTAATGAGGTGTGCAATTGGCTAGTTTTAAGTTCTGTATTGAGCAGGCAATCAAAGATAAGAAGATCACAAAAGATGTAGCAGATCAGCTACGGCAGGCTGACGACCCAGAAATTGCATTAAAGAATATGGTTGAAACAGTTAGTCGTGAAAAGCGAGAAAAGGCTGTTGATGCTGTTCGTATTTCTGCTGCGCTAGATAAAATTAATAACCATCCAGAGGGTGCAGGTGTTGGCCTTATATCCCTACTTGGTCGTGACCTTACTGGCAAAGCAGGCTACATGAACATTGACTTGTTAAGCGCTGCGTACACTAAGCAGTATATGGCTAAGTTTGCTGATGGACTATCTACATTTAGGACTCGTATGCTGGGTCTATCGCAGGACGAAGAAAGCCTCAATATGTTTATTAAGGCAGTATATGGTGAAACTGTTGGCGATCCTAAGATACAGAAGATAGCAAAAGACTGGGCTGAGTTAGCAGAAGACTTGCGAGTTGACTTTAACAGTAAGGGCGGCAGTATCTCCAAGAATGAGAACTGGTTATTTCCTCAGAATCACGATATGCGCTTAATTAAGAATGCAGGGCCAGAAGAGTGGAAAGCATTTATATCTAACAAGCTAGATAGACCTAAGATGCTAGATGATAATGGAAAACCTTTAACTGACGCTCAGATTGATGAAGGCTTAGACTATGTTTATCAGACCATAGCTACTGGCGGCATGAATAAAGCCAAGGGTTTGACTGTACCTCGTGGGTTAGGGTCAAAGCTGTCACGCAAAGGATCAGAGCAAAGGTTCCTTTTCTTTAAGGACGCTGATAGCTGGATTGCTTACCAGAATAAGTTTGGCAAGGGAGATGTTTTAACTACTCTTAGTGACCATATTCAAGGTAGAGCTACAGACATAGCAATGGTTCAAACTCTAGGAACTAATCCTCGCGTAATGTATGACGCACTAAAGTTTCAAGCCAAGAAGATTCAAGTAGATAGAGGTAAGCCTATTGGTGAGGCATCTCTTAGTATGCTTGATGCTGTTTACAAGACTGTGAGTGGCGAGATCAATGGCGGTCAGATGGTCAATCTAGCTGATGGAATGCAGTTTGTTCGTAACTTGCAAGTTGCATCTAAACTGGGTGGCGCAACACTTTCATCGTTTACCGATATTGCTACAGCATCACTGACTGCTCACTACAACAACATACCTATGACTAAAGTATTTAAACGTCATATGTCATTGCTAACCTCTAGTGAAGAAGACAAGATACTACTGGCTCGTATGGGTTTAGCTTTAGATTCTTGGTATGGTCGCGCTCACTCTGCAAATAGATTCTCTGACACCTATGGTACTGGTGCTAGTGCTAAGACTGCTGAGGCAGTGCTAAGGCTATCTGGGCTTGAGGCTTGGACTGAATCAGGACGTAAAGCGTTTGGCATTGAGTTTGCGGGTATGCTGTCAGACAACTTTGGTAAAACCGTAGATGAGTTGCATCCGTCTGTTCAACGTGCATTTAAAACCTATGGTATTAATAAACAGGATTGGGATAGCTTTAGAAATACAAAGCCTTTAGAAATGATGGGAACTAAGGTTGCTGATTTAACAGCAGATAAAAGTATGAAGTTCCACGCCATGATCTTGCAGGAAACTGACTTTGCTGTTCCAACTCCAGGCGCTCGTGAAAGAGCAATTGCAACTGGCGGTCTTGAAAGGGGTACTGTCTGGGGTCAAATCTCCAGATCAGCTATGATGATCAAATCATTCCCTATTACTATGGCAACAACTCACCTTTATCGTGGGGCAACACAAGCCACCATGGGCGGGCGAGTACAGTATCTAGGGGCGCTACTAGGCAGTACAACTTTGTTGGGGGCTTTTGCTTTACAAGTTAAAGATGTTGCAGCAGGTCGTGAGACTAGAGATATGGATGCTAGCTTTTGGGTCTCTGCTTTTGTTCAAGGTGGTGGAGCAAGTTTAGCTGCTGACTTTGTTGTTTCTGATGTGAACAAATACGGTAAAGGCTTTGTTGAAAGTTTAGCTGGCCCAATGGGTAGTCTGGTCAATGATACATTCAACCTTACAATAGGTAATGTTCGTCAGGCTATAGCAGGCGATGAAACAAATGTGCTTGGCGAGGCAACCAAATTCATTGAAGACATAACTCCAGGTGTATGGCAAACGCAGTTGTTAATGGACTCTATGTTTGACAATATCCGTATGATGGCTGATCCTAATTTTGAAAAAAGCCTTTCATCAGTAAGACAAAAAAGAATGAAAGAATATGGTCAAGGTTATTGGTGGGAACCAGGTCAAACGCCTTTAGAAGTTTTAGAATAGCTGTATAATTTTTAACCAATTTTTGATATAATCAACCTAATTAAACAGGAAGCAAAAACATGACAACAACAGCAAATCCATTTAAGGGCGTAGGCTCAAACCTCACAGGCGCAGTAGTAGATATGCAGCCAGTCACTCCAAGCAATAGCGTTATCTTTGCTGATGGTGTTGTAGCTATTGGCCTATACATCACTGTTGGCGGTGCTGTTAAGTTTAAGACTGCTCGTGGTGAAGACCGTACCGTTACTGTTCCAGATAACTTTTACCTGATTTGCTCATGCCAGCAGGTATTTGCTACTGGTACTGCTGCGACAGGCATACACGCACTGGTGTCTTAAATGATTGGTATTGGCGCAACACTATTTAAAATAGCATTTGTGGGAGGTCGTGGGTTTAGTCCCGCCTCTCTTTTTGCTGGCGGTGAAAGGGGTGCTTGGTATGACCCTTCTGACTTGTCTAGTATGTTTCAACTTAGTAACGGCACAGTTGCTGCTGCTGTAAATCAACCTGTAGGATACATTGCAGATAAGTCTGGCAACGGTAACCATGCTATACAGGCTACAACAACAAAAAAACCTATACTTAAAGAGTCTGGTGGTTTGTACTACCTAGAGTTTGATGGCGTTGATGATGGGCTTGTTTCTTCAAGTATTGACTTTACTAATAATGATGAAATGAGTGTGTTTGCAGGTGTTACTTTAGATACCTCAGGAACTAAAGCGATTGCAGAACTGTCGGCCAGCGCAAGCAGCAACACCAATACCTTTAGGCTTACCGCTATATCAAGCAATATCTGGCGTTACGCTTCTAGAGGTGATAGTGCCCTAAGAAATGCCAATTCTAATGGGTATGCTGTGCCTACAACAGATGTGCTGACAGGGCTTAGTACTATTAGTGGTGACAGTGCAATACTCAGAGTAGACGGATCAGAAGAAGGTTCCGTAACTCAAGACCAAGGAGCAGGCAATTACGGTAATTACCCTGTCAATATTGGTTCTCGTAATAATGGAGCAAGTCAGGTTTTAGACGGAAGGATTTACGGCCTTATTGTTAGAGGAGTTTTGTCTGGAGCCAGCGAAATTACATCTACTGAATTGTACATGGCTTCTAAAACAGGAGTGTCGCTCTAGTGAATATATTTGCAACAATAGTTGTGGCCAATAAAAACAAAACCGCTGCTCAAAACCTTACGTCTCCTGATATGTTTACATCTGAATTTAAAAAAGGGATGAGAAAATATTGGGTAAGCTCTGGTTATTTTACCCAAGAACATTACGATGCTCTTGTTGATAGTGAATTAACTTTTGCTGTTGATACAAATGATCAAATAAAGCCTATTGCAATATTATCTGCTCTAGGAATGAATAGAATTATTGAGGAATAAGTATGAGCTTTCAAGGCGGGACAACAAGAAACGATTATGTAGCCACTGCTAATCAAACCGTATTTTCTTACACCTTTCAGATAATAGCTGATTCTGATTTAGTTGTACTTCAAAATGGCATCAAGCAAAGTGGTTATACTGTAGAAGGTGCTGGCACTGCTGGCGGAGGAACAATAACTTTCAATTCTGGCGTTGCTGCTGGCGTTCCTGTTAGCATATTTTTAAGTATGCCTATTAGCAGAGAGACTCAGTATACAAATGGCGGGGACTTTTTAGCCGAGCAGGTTAATGAAGACTTCGACAGAGCATACATGGCAATGAATCAGATAGATACTGATGCTGCTAGATCACTGGTATTGCCGCAAACTGAAGCTACTACTCCAATGGTAATTCCTCCGCTATCAACAAGAGCTGGAAAGTATTTTGCCTTTGATTCATTAGGGCAGCCTACAACCTTTGAGACAGAACCTAATCCTGATGTAATGAGTGCAAGCTATCTGCCTGATTTTACTAACGCTGTGGCTCGCAACTTAAAATCTAAACTTGAAGATTTTATATCAGTTATGGATTACGGTGCTTTCTGTAATGGAGTGAATGATGATCGAGCGGCTGTCCAAGCATGTTTTGATAATGTTCCTTTAGGTTCTACTGTACATTTTCCTGGGCCTTGCGCCATTCTTGGGCCGCTATTAATAAACCGAAAAATTAATGTTGTTGGTATGGGTAGTGCGCAGCCTACACTTATAAAGAAGGCAGGATTTTCAGGGGCAGAGGCTCTTAAGATACAATCATCCGATCCCTCAGAGACAGGTTTGGCTGGCGTTTCCCTCCATAATTTCTTTATTAATGGTAACGAGCAAGTTGGTGATGGCTTGGTTCTTGTGAGACTGGGTTCATTTAATCTGATGAACTTTAGAGTAGAAAATAACCAAGGCTGGGGAATGGTAAGAGACGGCCTATGGCTTTCCGTAATGATTAATGTTGTTATTCTTGCCAACGGTAGAACAGCGGCTGATGGTGTTGGAGGGGTCGCTACTGGTGGCGGAGTGTTAGACCAGTTTACTTATCGAGAGACAAGCGATCTAACTTGTATTAACTTTAACTCTAATAAAAACGTAAACCATCAAATGCTTTGGTCGGATGCCTCAGCACAGCTTCATCGAATGGTTGCATTCTATCAGTTGGGCGGAGAGTACGGGACTAACTCAGCAGACACTAGCGCTCATACTCCAGTCTGTGAGTTTCGAGCCGCAGATAGATGCGGTTTCTTTGGCGTAAGATTTAACTCTCGTACAAATGCTTTAGTTCATGACATTCTGGTTGGCTCTTCATTATCAGTTGGTGCAAACGCATTCTCCGATGTTAAGAACCTAACCTTTACTTCTTGTCACACTCAAATAAATACTGATTCTGATCTTGGTTATTTTGGCGTAAAATGTACACCAAGAATCACAAGCATATTCTTCCATAACCACGACATCCGAGGAAACAGAGGATTCATTGATCTATCAGATGTTGTATCTGGTACAGGAAATGTTTATCTAGCAGGTTGTGAGACAATTCCGAAAAATGACATTACCGATCCAAATGGAATTATTTCAGGGGTAAACCTTGAGGATACTTTCATTCGAGACGGTAGCGGAAACCCTAACGGTAGTACGACTGGTCGCCCTGGTTGCTTGTATTTAAGAAGAGCTGGAGGAGAAAATACTACCTTATACGTTAAAGAATCTGGCGTTAATACTAACACCGGATGGATTGGAATGTCGAGCGCCATACTTGGATGGAACACTGATGGCACTTCTAACACTATACTTCCCATAAACTCAAATGGCGATGGATCGTATACAAATGGCGTGACAAGTCTAGGCTCAGCTACGAAGACGTACAAGAATGTATTCATAAACGAAGAGGTAAGAGTAAAAGATGCAACCATTGGGACGCGGGTAGGAACTGGCGGCATCAATGAAATCTTTATAGCGGATACTGTTTGTGGTTTGCGCATGTCTGGTGGCGGGGACAATAACATACTTCCTTGCAGGGAAACTGGCCTAGCAAGCAATGGCGTTACCAGTTTAGGGTCTGCAATTGATAAGTTTGATACAGTGTACGCTGCTACCGGATCAATTAATACATCCGATGCTAATCAAAAACAACAGATAGAAGAGTTGTCTGAAGCAGAGTTAAGAGTAGCGCTGTCCTGCAAAGGTTTGCTCCGTAAGTTTAAGTTTAACTTAGCAGTAGAAAACAAAGGTGATGACGCTAGAATACACGTTGGCATTATTGCTCAGGACTTGAAGGCAGCCTTTGAAGCTGAGGGTTTAGATGCTGGAGAGTATGGCATGTTTACAGAGTCAACAGGCATAAACGGTGATGGCGTAGAGCAGACAGTACTTGGGGTTCGTTACTCAGAACTATTAGCATTTATCATAGCAGCAATTTAAAGGGACTTATCATGGCAACAGTACAAGAGGCATTGTTAAAGTTAGAGGGGCATGAGAGAGAGTGTACCGTTCGGTATCAGAACATCGAGCGGAGACTGGATGAGGGGCAGGCAAAGTTTGGTAGGTTGCAGACTGCATTGTGGGGAATATATCCCCTTATCATTGGCCTCTTTGTTGTAGGTAAATTCTTTTGATTGAGAAACTAATTGCCCCTGTTACTAAACTCCTCGACAAGTGGATACCAGATGCGGACACCAAGCAGAAGATCGCCCATGAAATTGCAACAATGTCTCAGCGCCACGCGCAGGAAATCGCACTGGCTCAGATTGAAGTCAACAAAGCAGAAGCAGGAGGCAACTGGTTCCAAGCAGGATGGAGACCAGCTACAGGTTGGGTGTGTGTTGCAGGGTTCGCAGTAAACTTCCTGATCTCTCCCCTCGCAGCAGCCTTCGGTGTTACAATACCTCAAGCAGATACAGCGGTTATGCTTCCTGTACTGATGGGTATGCTAGGGTTAGGTACAATGAGAACTGTTGAAAGGATGAGAAAAGATGGGTGATGTAGTTAAGCTAAGGCCAGACCTTGCAGCACTGTGTGAAGAGTACGAGACTCTTATAGTCATAGGTGTGAACGACGAACAGATACAGATCGTTAGTAACTTGGAAGACCCTGACATTCTGTACAGTATGGAAGTTGCTAAGGCAGAGCTAATCAATGCCTACTTTACTGCTGACTATGAGGTTCACTAATGCAGATGCAATACTTCGACATCAAAGAGTTTGATTGTCAGGAAACTGGGGCTAATGATATGAGTCCCTTTTTCCTTGAGAAGTTAGATTACCTGCGTCACCAGTGTGGATTCCCCTTCAAGATTACCAGTGGATACCGAGACCCTTCTCACTCTATCGAGGCACGCAAGACTAGACCTGGAACTCATGCTAGTGGGATTGCTGCTGACATCCATATCAACAGTGGCTCAGAAGGTTATGTGATTGTGCGTGAGGCTATGAAGATGGGGTTCAGTGGCATAGGTATTGCCAAGAACTTTATCCACGTAGATGTGCGTGACACAGTACAGGTTATATGGACATACTAGTTTACATTTGTCAGGATATAAGGCGCTACAGTACCCAAATCCACGCTTTTCCAATAACAAGGTAATCCGTGATTACAATTTTTGCAACAAATATAGCTTGTGGTTTTCTTTTTTGGCATTAGCTTAGTAAACTCTTGCTGGTCTTCTTAGAATCGGGAAATGTCCGGCTAGTTATCGAGAGATATTAGCTTCTTCGGCTAGGTACTCCCAACCCTTAAAGACTTCAGCATTGCCTTATACTTGGATTTAAAAAGCAAGTGTATTAGCTCAACAAACTCTTGCTGGTCTTCTTGGATTCTTTGAATGCCTTAGCTGTGGGCGCACCCTTAGCTCCAGGCTTTCTCATCTTCTCAGAGCTACCTGCTTTGATGCGCTTACGTTTGGCATTAATGTTTGCGTATAGACCTTTCATTACCATTTACTCTTGTTGGCCCAGTACGCAGCAGACATCTTACCCTTGGCGATGTTCTTAGCATGGCGAGCTTTGAAGGATTTACGACGAGCCTTTTGCTTGGCCGTCTTGGGACTGGCACCTGCACCTGATACACCTTGCTGACCAAAGCGTATAGTCTTAACCTTATCACCTTCCTTGGCGACCACAACGTGAGATTTGGTGGCGTGTTTGGGTGTTCTCTTAGGCTTGTTGTAGCCAGAGACT